CAACAACAAGCTGTTCACCCACTTGTTTGATTTGAACTTGTCCATCCGCAACACGACATCCACCAATTTCAGCCCCGATTTCAATCCTAACCTGAAAGCCGATGCGCTGCTAACGGTGGATGAAGTCACCCAAATAGAAGGTTTTATCCGTTTGTTGTCGATTAAGGTTAACGACCTGAACCAAATTGAGTATGAATGCTCAATGCACGGGGAACTTGCTGACCTGTTTGCAAAGATTTCGGATGCCAAATTAGAGGAATTAGATTTCACCGAATACAACCACGTGCTGAATGCTACCAATATATTCAATTCATGGGACACTTCGATTGTAAAAAATGGTTCAAGTGGGTATGTGAATTTTAGCGGTGGCGCACCCATTGGTGAGGGTTATGTATATGGATGGATGGACAATGGCACATACAAAGATTATCAAAATCTAAATGTTGATAACATGACCGTTTATATGTATGCGAAAACGGTAGTAGATAAGATTTTCAGCGGTGCAGGTTACAGCTATTCAAGTGGTTCGTTTTTCAATTCAGCGCAGTTCAAGCGACTTGTTATTCCATGCCCGACAAGATTTCCGATATTAGGTGAGGATGATGTGGTATTAAGATATTTTGAAGCTGAAAGGTCAACAGATGTAACGGTTACAGCTGGTAATAAATTGATTTTTAATAATGAAATAACTGACCCATCAAACCAATACAACACCACAACCGGGGTTTATACCTGTCAGTATTCGGGAGATTACAATATTTTTATTGATAACAATGCAACCGTGTCAGGTATTACACCATCGACCGTGTTTTATGCTGTATATGGAATTTACATCAATGGCAATATTTTCAATGTCGGCATCAGTGAACAGGGTTTTGCTGGGCCATCAGGTTCGGGAACACTTGACCAATTAGTTGATTTTTACAATGTTTATTTGAACAGAAATGATACTATTGAGATACGATTAGAGAATATTTTTGACAGCAGTTTTACTACCCCATTGACAGGGTGGACATATACTCAAAAAACAGGCAGTGGAATTTTTAATGAAATTAAACCAACAACATGGGGTTATGACGAAACCATAGATTTCGGTGGCTTTTTTCAGGGAGAAACAAAACAGCGTGAATTTATGAAGTGGCTTTTTACGATGTTTAATCTGTACGTGGAAGCAACAGACATGAATAAAACATTGTTGGTATTGCCACGTGATGATTTCTACACAAACACGGTACAGGATTGGACAGAAAAAAGAGATTTGTCACAGCCATTGGACATAACACCTATGGGTGAATTGGATGCAGGTAAATATCTATTCACATACTCCGAAGGTGACGATGACGATAACAAGGCATACAAACAAGATTTTGACAGGATTTATGGAGACAGACAGATAACGATAAACAATGACTTCATAAAAGACGAAAAGAAAATAGAAGTTGGTTTCCAGCCAACAACACTAATCAATGTTGGTTTTGATGATAAATATCTGCCGGGTAATTCAACTGACAATCAGGATGGAAAAGCTGGTAAATTAAGGTTACTGCAATACAAGTACATGAGTTGCAAAACATACACAATTCACTATGGCAAAGCAACACCCGTATCTTCACCAACCACCACAACAAAAACAAACTACCCATACATGGGTCATTTAAGTGATCCATTGGCATCCACTACTGATATAAATTTTGGACTTCCTCAATATATTGGACTTCCCGGTGGAACACCAGTAACCAACAACAACCTATACAATGCGTATTGGAGAAAATATATCAATGAAATAGTGGACAAAGACAGCAAGTTGGTAAAGGGCAATTTCTACCTTACCCCAGCTGATATGGAAAAGCTGTCGTTCCGTGACCTTTACTTCTTCGATGGCAATTACTTTCGCCTGAATAAGATTGAGGATTACGATCCGATTAATCCATCGGTAAATATCTGTGAGTTTTTATTCCTCAAAACAGGGCCTACATTCACAGCAACAACCGGAAGCGTGGGCGGTGGCGGTACACAGTCAAGTGGTGGCGGTGGTGACACCCAAGAATTTGAAAGAGACCCATACGATGGTAGCAATTTACCGGGAAGGGTTATTCAAAACAAAGGATTTTCAGTAGGTCAATACAACAACATTGGAAGCGGTGTAGTAACTGGGGATGCAGTGACTAACCTTGGTAGGGCAAATGCTGCCTTTGCGACAAGTGGCACGACCTTTTTACCAAATAGTGAACGCAGCGTGGTTATTGGTGAGGGTGTGCAAAGCGTGGGTAGTGACGAAGTATGGCTGCAAGGGCAGTTGATGACACCAAATAATTTCGGCACAAATCGTTTTGCTTTCCCGCCTAACAATTATAATCTTCAATTACATGACGATATAATTATTTCGCTTGGAACAGGCAACCACACATTGACATTACCTGACGCATCAACCGCATCCAACAAATTATATTGGATTGTAAAAAAAGGTGCGCAGGGAACGCTAACCATTGACGCATACGCAGATCAGTTGATTGACGGAGCAGCTAATTACACAATAAATAATCAATACGGAACGGCTTGCCTTGTATGTGATGGAACAGAATGGTACGCATTAACAAACAAATAAAATGGCAACAACAACAGTAGCAATAAATTTAGAAGCCAAAACAACTGGCACGGATAGCGTTAAGTCGCTAAAAGCACAAATCAGGGAAGCGACCAACGAAGCAACCGCACTCGCACAAAAGTTTGGTGAGTTTTCACCCGAAGCAACCATAGCAGCGCAGCGAGTTGCTGAACTCAAAGACCAGATGGAGGACTTTCAGCAGAAAGTTCAGGCATTAAACCCCGACAAGTTTAACCGAATAAATACCATAGCCAAAGGTGTGGCAAATGGTTTTCAGGCGGCACAGGGTGCAATGGCCTTGTTTGGTGCTGAAAGCGAAGATGTGCAAAAGGCCTTGTTAAAAGTTCAGGGTGCAATGGCACTCGCACAGGGATTGGAAGGACTGGGTGAAGCAGGTAAGCAATTAAAGTCACTTGGACAGCAAGGCATTGAAGCATTCCAAAAAATGACCACTGCATCCAAAACGTTTATGCTTACCGGAGTTGGTCTTTTGATTACTGCACTCGGAACGGTCATAGAATATTGGGATGACATTGCCGTTTCACTTGGCTTGGCCAAGTCCGAAATGGAAAAGATGAATGATCAAATCAACATAGCTGGTCAGGCCACAAGAACCCAAGCCAATGATTTGAACTTCTATAATAGCGTAGTTCAGGACACCACGAAGTCGGAAGCCGAAAGGAAGTTTGCCCTTGAAAAGTTGAAGGAAGCAGGGATTGAAACCAATGACATAAACCTTGACAATGCGGACTCAATGAAAACATTGACTGACCGCACCAAAGAAAATATATTGGTGATTGCACAAAGGGCAAGGACAGAAGCAGCAGCCCAAATATTGCAGGAAAAAACCAAGCGTTTATTGGAGCTGCAAAACAGCGACCTTGACGAGCAGACTTCTTCATGGGATAACTTTTACGCTGGGGCAGTTGGTGCGTTAATGGGCATAGACAAAGGTGCGCAGGAATTAGGGAAAAGGGGTTTGAAAAATCTGCAAACCGCACAGCAGGAAGTTACCCAAGCGCAGGGTCTTTACGACAAGCAATTAAAGGCAGGTTTCCCAAATGAAGCGAAGGCGTTGGAAAATCAGGAAAAGGCAAAGACCGCAATCGAAAAGCGCAAAAAAGCCCAAGAAGATGCAGCCAAAGCAGCAGAAAAAGCGGCACAGGATGAAAAGGCAAGGCAGGATGAACTGAAAAAGCGTTCCGAGCAGCTGATATTGGATGCTGAATTGGTGGGTAAAACCGAAGTTGAACGTGCTGAAATACTTGCCAAGCGTAAATTTACAGCCAGTGTAAAAGGATTTAAAGAAGGTTCTGTTGAATATATTGCTGCCGAAAAGTTATTCAATGATGAAGTACGAATTGCACAGGAAAAAGCGGCAACAGAAGAAAAATCACGAAAGGAAAAAGAACAGGCCGATGCAATAAAGGCAACCGATGACTACTACAAAAAACAGCAGACCGCACTTATCGGGAATAACGAAGCACTCGCACAACTTGAAATTGAGAGGTTACAAGCCCAAATAGATAATGCAAAGCAATTTGGACAAAGTACTGTTGATTTAGAATTACAACTTGCTCAAAAGCGAAAGGAGATAGGCGATAAGCAAAAAGAGGATGAAAAGAGAAAAGAGGAAGCCATACAATCAATTCGCATGAGTGGGTTGCAGGGTGCTTCCGACGCACTCAATGCGCTGTCAGGTTTGATGAAAGAGGGTAGTGATGCACAAAAGGCATTCGCAATCGCAGCCATTGCAGCAGATACAGCAAAGGCGATTTCATCCACAATAGTTGAAGCACGTAACACTGCACGAAACATGACGGCAATGGGTGTTCCTGCTCCCGGCCCACAAATTGCAGGTGCTGCCGTGTACGCATCAGGATTGGCAATGGTATTAAGTAACGCAAAACGTGCAAGGGATATTTTACGTGGCGGTAGTGCAAGTGGTGGCGGTGGCGGTAGTGTTGGTGCGGTAGGTGCTGCCCCCGGTGCAATGACCCCACTTACAGGCGGTGCGTTACCAGAAGAAGGGCAGTTTGGTGGCATGGGCAGAGTGTACGTTCTTGAAGGCGACATCACCAAAACACAGACCCGTGTTCGCAGGTTAAGAAATACAAGTGTCGTTTAAACCTACTTTTATAATTATGGAATTACCAGTGTACAAAATTGTGGTCAATGATGATGACGAAACAGGGGTGGACTTTGTTTCTCTCGTTGACCGACCAGCCATACAAAAAGACTTCATGCTATTCAAAGAGCAATTTGTTGATCCGACAGCAAACGAAACCGAAGACGAATTTATCAGCCGTTGCATCCCGGTAATGATTGGCGAAGGCATGGAGCAAGACCAAGCCGCAGCCGTGTGTTATTCCAAATGGAGCAGCAAAGATAAATTTGCAGAAGGTATGCCACATTATACCAAAGATGGTAAATTGTATCAAGGGCCAACGCATAAAGATGCCGATGGTAGGTTAATGACTGGCGCAACACATACAGCAGATAGTGAATACCTATACCACAAAGACGAATTGCAGAAATTTGAAAGCTATGAAGATTATCCGGAAGCAGCCAAAGAAAATGCAAAGGTGGCTTTGAGGTGGGCAGAGGAAAACGGATGGGGTTCCTGCGGCACAGCAGTTGGCAAAATCAGGGCAAACCAGTTAGCAAATGGTGAAGCCATCAGCCGTGACACGATTGCACGAATGGCAGGGTTTGAAAGGCACAGACAGAACAGCGACAAGGAATTAGGTGACGGATGTGGCCGCCTGATGTGGTTGGCTTGGGGTGGTGATGAGGGCATTGAGTGGGCAAGTCGCAAATTGCAGCAGATAGATATGCGTCAGGCATACTCTGTGCAGTCCGAAGAAAAGCGGATCGTGACAGGCCCGGCAATGTTAGCCGATTTACCCATTTACCGCTACGATGACATCAGGGGTGAATACTACGTGACCTTTGATGCCGACACGATTTGGAAGATAGCAAAGAAATTTGTGCGTAACGATGCCTACAAAGCAGTCAATACCGACCATGCTAACCCCGTGAAAGAGGGTGTTCACATGATTGAGTCCTACTTCATTGACCGCAAACGTGGTGTGATGCCACCTACCGGGTACGAAGATGCAAAGGATGGCAGCTGGTTTCTGACCTATTTAATAGACAATGAGGAAATTTGGGCAAAAGTTAAGGATGGCGAATGGAAAGGATTTTCAGTTGAGGGTCTTTTCGACATGGAAGAACAAGACGAAGTGCTGGAAATGATGCGTGAAATTACCGCTATGCTCAAAAATTTTGCATAGGCAAAAACATAACTACCTTTTAAGATATATGGAATTTAAATCAGAATTAGCCGAAATGAAGTTATCTCTTGCCGCATTCATGGCAGAGGTAAAGCAGCGTTTCAGCGAAGAACCTGTGCCTGCTGCGTTTGGTGAGTTGACACTTGTTGACGGAACTATCGTGGTTTTCGAAGGTGAGGAACTTGCAGCCGGAATGCTCCTGAATGTTAAAGGCGAAGAAGGTATCGTACCCGCACCTGATGGAGTGCATGAAACTACCACTGGTCTTTTGGTTACAACCAAAGATGGTGTGGTTGAAATGATTGAAACCAAAGAAGAAACTGCCGTTGAGGAAGTTGAAGTTGAGGTTGAAAATCAGTTTGCATCATTGGAGCAGTTCGATGCTTTGAGAGCCGCTAACGAAGAACTGGCAGCGAAAATCGCTACCCTTGAAACTGCACTTGTAAACATACTTGGTAAAGTTGAAGAAACTTTCAGCGTGTTTGAAAAGTTTGCAGCCACCACTCCTGAACCGACTAAAAAGCCATTCGGTTCAGTTAAACCCGAAAAAGAGGAAAATTTCTTTGGCTTTGTTTCCGCAATCAAATCAATCAAAAAATAAAATAAAATCATGGCATTTGACGTAACAGGTCTCACCAATTACACCAAAGAAGAAAGTTTACAGCTTCTGACCAAAGCTATGTTCACCGCTAAAACTGCACGTCTGTTGCAGGGTGCTGGACAGGTTCTTCCCGGTATCAAATCCGCTGAAATACTGCCCCTGCTGTATTCAGACGTTTACTTCCAATCTGACAGCTGCTCTTATCAGACAAGCGGTAACACTACCCTGTCCAAGCGCACCCTGACCGTTGGAAAAGTTAAGGTTCAGGAAACTTTGTGCCCCAAAGACCTTGAAACCAAATACACACAGAAAGCACTCGCCGCTGGTGAAGCTATCGACATGGGTGTATTCACCGAGCAAATCGGAGTTGAAAAAGCTGCCAAAATGGCCGAAGCTATCGAAACTGCAATTTGGCAGGGTGATACCACAGGTGGTGTTGGAAACAACGGCTTTTGGGATGGCTTCCTGACCATCTTGGGTGATTTAGGTTTCGGTGGTGCAGGTGACCCCATCAAAGGTAACGTAGGTAACGCTTACGCTTCTATCACTGCTTCTAACATCGATGACATCATCACTACCATTTACAGCGTTATTCCTGCTGAACTGTTGGGCAAACCCGACCTGTTCATCGGAATGGGTACTGATACCTTCCGTCTTTACAGACAGTGGTTGGTAACTGCTAACCTTTACCACTACCCTGCAAACGAAATCGCAGAGATGGAAATCGTTGACCCTATCACCGGGATTAAAATCTACGGCCTGCACGGTATGAACGGCACTAACAAAATCGTTGCTGGTCTGTGGAGCAACTTCTTCTTGGGTACTGACATGATGAACGAAGAAGAAGAGTTTGAATTTATCTTCAATCCTTTCGAACGCAGAGTACAATTCCACACCGCTTTCAAATACGGTGTACAGGTAGCTTACCCCGAGCAAGTTGTTCTTTTCACACTCTAATTTTAACCGAATAGAGAAAGTTTAACCCGGGGGGTGGGGAAACAACCTCACCCCCTTTTTTAATAACAAAAAAAATATGCCTTGTGTATTAACAACTGGATTTACCTTGGACTGCAAAACCGCAGCCGCAGGTATCAAAAACATTTGGCTCGTTGAGTTCGATGCTAAATCTACATTAACCAAATCAAGCGGAGAAGTTTCTGCCCACACTTTGAGTGGTGGCAAAAGCTACTTCAAATATGAATTGGAAAAGGAAACTGGCTCCATGACTTGGCGCACAATTCCTTCAACTGAAAACGGAACTGTGTTTTACGAAGCTGACCTTGTTGCTCGTCTGCACAAAGTTACCACCGCACAGCGCAACGAGATTAAACTCCTTGCTCAAAACAGAATGTTAGCCATTGCCCTTGATGCAAGTGGTGACTACTGGCTGTTGGGTGCTGACTATGGTGTTCAGTTGCAGCAGAGTGAAACCAACTTCGGACAGGCGTTCGGTGACTTCAAAGGTCATGTATTAAATTTTCTCCACAAAGAAACCGATTTACCTTTGAAAGTTCAGGCCGCTGTTGTAACTTCGCTGGGTCTTTGATTTTTTCATAGTGTTTTCATGCAAAGAGGGTCGCCATTTGGCGGCCTTTTTTGTTTAACATGAAATCGACCTACTTATATAGGTAGGATGCTTTACATTACAAAGGGCGGCACAC